CGTTCATATATAGAATTAAATTCATGGTTTGATAAAATTACATCTGGTTTGAATGCTGTTATACATTCTAACATCTTTTGATGAATTTTAGATCTATATTGTTTCTCGTATTCTTTAGCATTCATACCATCGGGTAGATCTTTAATATAATGATCAATACCGGGAATGTGATCCTGAAGATTACCAAGTGGAGCATAAAGTCTTACATCATAACCTAAGTCCTGAAGAACTTTAAGCTGTGATAGCATTGATGTCTCAATGCCGCTACCACGCTTATTATGTGTATAATAGGTTTTAAATGTATAAGGTAATATGTAAATCTTTTTCATTATGCCTCTGATTCATCAATCCAACGGTTTAAAGATGCTGCATTACGTTCAAGGATAGGATGCCAAATTGATTTGGTTTTCTTATTGATTGAAGGTTGGTTTAATAATGTAGCAAATTCTCTAAGATCTTCTTCATTACGGATACGTACATTGATTACTGCATATGCTTCATTATCTTCTTGAACAAATTCTGGCATACCATCCCATTCATATGGGGTTTGCTGTTCTTCTTGTCCAGTAAGTACAAATAAATCATTACTCATAATTATCATCCTCTGTTGTAGTTGTTCCCCAGTATTTAGAATCATCTGGAGGTGTGTCATAATGTTTTAAAGTTAATCCATATTCATTAATGGAACCCTTCGGTATATTTAGACCTTCTTTTTTAATCAGTTTATTTTCCAATCTAAATTTAGAATAATCTACATGGTGGTGCCATCTACCCCATTTTTGTGTGATTTCAACTACATCAGGGTGTTGATCATATAATGATTTGGCAAAGGTGTATCTATTATCAAATTGTTTACCTTGATCATCTGTACCATCACGAGCATATAATGCTTCTGTATTACCACCCTTCATTGTCATAGTTCCCGCTTTGCCACACAAGAAGTTATTGAATAGGAATGTGCAATACTTATCCTTTAGGATTCTAATCGACAAGTCAGTATCTTCATTATAGCGACCACGCCAGCGATGTGGAATATCATTACTTAATAAGATACAGCTGTAAACTCTAGTATTTAGATAATAAGGTGGTCGCTTAGCATTTGCTGGTGCAAAGTATGCATAATTCATGCCAGACATTTTTACATTTTCATATCTGTCAGTAAAGTCTTCACATGCTCTAAAACAAACACCATTACCGACTCTGTATTTTGTATTACGATTTAATCTATAGAAATAACGAATATTATCATCAAGGATCCAATGGCGTTTATGTCCTTCTGCAGTTGCATGGTCCCAGACCCAATTACGTGCTGGAATACCACCACCAACTAGACCTGCTTCATCTTTAATTGCCCATTTTGGATTTTCTCTAAATCCTTCGGGTAAAACAAGAATTTTCTTAGGGTCGATTACTGCGGCATAGTCTTCATATTCACTAGATTCAATAACAATTCTATATGGGACATTTAGTTGTTCAAGTGTTCTAGAAGTTAGACGAGAGTCCGCTCTACCTTTAGAAATAATATAGATAGGGTATTTTGGTTGCATATCAATTTATCCATTTAAAATATAATTATACTACAAAAGTCCATTTTTGTAAAATTATTTAGTATTACCCAAAGAAGTCCTCAAGTGAAGCAGATGCCTCTGTTTTCCATCCCATAGGTTCAATTAGATCTTCCAAAGCACTTAGGAATACCTTTTCAAACTGCATATCATAATCAATGTACTGATCAAGATTAAATTCCTTAGGCCAAACTCCAGGGAATGCAATAACATTTTCATAGAATGGATTTGGCATTTTAAGATAAACATACTTGATCTTTTCACCTTCCTTGATCAGTTCATACTTTTTATCCAAACCAAGACGTTTCAAATGATGATTATAAACAAGTGCTGCACGAACATGGAAAGGAACTCCCTTAGTATATAAGGAATTTGAACCAGTATATTGTGCTAGGTTATTAGCAGACCTTGATGATGCAATTGATTCAATAGGACTATTAAAGAATTCTGTTTTGGCATTTTTAATATAGTCTTGAACTTGGGATTCAGAACCACTTAAAGCAATATTAACAGAGTCACGTAAAGCATCTCTACAAATTGCTGGAGTAGATGATTGAATCATACTCAACCCTTTGATTTCCAATTTAGGTTTAGCATAAACAACACCTTCTGAACTATGGACATTCAATAGATATTTTTTACGTTTGTAGAAAATACCAGAGTCTGCCAATACCTCAAGTTTCATTTTCATCATCTGAGCATATGCATTCATATATTCAGCAAGTTCGTTATATGATCTATCAATAAATGGTTGAATAACTTCAATACAGAACTTATTCATAACCTTGATACGTTCCTCAGTAGTTTTATCCTTGGCATAATCAGTAATGAATTTTTCAAGAGACAAGTAAATAGAATCCGTATCAGAATAGATTACATAATCAATACTGTCAGTTTTCAATGACTTGTTCATAAACTCATTAAGTTTGCGTGCTACCCAACGAGAAGCAAGTTGTCCTGAAGTTGTAATGCCTTCACCAATACGAATATCAAAGTATCTAAAGTAAGCATTAGTAACTGCGCCATATCCTGAGTTTAGTGTAACCTTAATTGCTTTCTGAAGTGTATCAAGTCTGGCAATTTCCTGTTCTGTGACAGGATCCTTAGTTGATTCATATTCCTGTTCAAGTTTAAGCATTTGTTTTTTGGCAACATCGCGATCCTTGTAAAGTTGTTCCATCAACTCAGGTAGGAAACCACGAACATCTTTTCTGTAACACCAACCATTAGCTGCCATTGAAAGATTCTTTTCAATGGCAATTGAAGTATCATCACGTTTTTCAACAAGATTATCAACAGTTACTGGTAATTGTGTATCAGTAATAGTTTCAGGACTCATGTTATAACCCATAATGATATGAGGATATAGTGAAGTCAAGTCAAAAGATGCAACCCATTTATGTAAACCAGAGATAGGTTCCTTAACATAACCACCAACAAATGGTGCAGATTTGGAATTTTTCTTGAAAGGTACTACAACATTTTTATCACGAAGATAGTTATAGACTAGAATGTCCCAAGTTTTAACTGGCGAATAAACATCATCAAAGTTAATTTTGGCCTTATATGCAAGAGTAAATGCTAGTGTAATTAGTTTAAGACGATCCTCTAGTTTATCTACAAGGTATACGTCGTGGATATTATAATCAACAAACTTCTGAGGATCGTTAGTGTAGAATTCCTTAAATGTTTCATAAGGGTTTTCTAGTTTATTTTCACCAAGTTCCACCTCTGCAATATAATCCAATTTATAGGATTCACGGGGAGTAAATGTAAACTTATCATATAGATCATAATAGTCTAGGATTGCAATGCCTGGGATACTAAATGTTTCTACTTCCTCAGCATTAACAAACGTTTTACGATCACGAAGCATATTCCATGGTGATAGTGGTTCTGCATCAATATTTAGATAACGTAACCGTCTAATAATGTATGGAATATCAAACTGGTTACAGTTCCATCCAGTGACAACATCTGGGTAATTATTAGACCAATATGCAATGAATTGTCTAAGCATTTCCATTTCATTGTTGGCCTTCATATAAGTTACATCAGACCGAGTATTAGTATAGTTTAATGTACCAAATGTTATTGTTTTCTTTGTTGTATAATCTTTGATTGAAATTAAAGAAATTTCCTCATTTGCCATAGCAATGTTAGGAAACCCAAATTCAGTTTTAGTTTCAATGTCGACTGTAAAGATTTTGATTAGAGATGTATCAGGTGCAAGTTCACCTTCATAAACTTCTGAAATGAATTGATATTCATATTGGTTCATTCCGTAAATACCAAATCCATGAACATCTTTATACTGTTCAATGAACTCTTTACATTCTCTTAGTGAACCAGGTTTGATTGGATAAACAGTTTTGTTATCCAAAGTTTTCCATTCTGACTGTTGACCTGCTTTAGGTGTATCAACAAATAGAGTTGGGTTGAATTCAATCTTGCGATTGAACTGACGTCCGTTGTCAAACCCACGGACAAGCATGCGGTTGCCTAATTGATAGACTGATGTGTAAAATGTTTTATTCATAAAGGCTATTATACCACAAGATGGGATTAATGTAAACTTATTGTTGATTTTTCATAAACGATTACAGTTTCAAGAAGACCATTGGCTCTTACAATTGCACGTTTTTCTGCACCTTCTTTATCACAGTAATGAATAAGATTTGAATCTCGTTTATCATACCCAAAAACTTCATCAAGTTGCCAAAATAAAAATGTTTTGTACCATACTTCATAACGGTCAGCTGACCCATTGAAAACTACTTTTACTTTTCTATATACTGGTTTCATTAGGTACTCCGCGCAACATCATAAGTACATCATAAGCACAATCATGAATTGGGTTATGTTTATGGACTATAACAGGATCAAAATTTTCTACTGTAGCATATCCATTAGAAGATCCTGTCATTAAATCAACTGCAGTTCTAACATCACGCCAACGCCAGAATGGGAGAATATTATCTAATCCGCAAGTAGTTTCAAGAGAACAGAATACAACTTGGTCAAGATTTCCACGAGCCCATACAATGCATTTGTCATGGTTAGGAAACTGTTCTGTCCATTCTTTAAACTTTGCCATAGCATCTTCTGCTTTTAGGTCTGAATCTTTAGGTGTAAATGATACAGCTTTGATTTCACTACCCATAGAACCCCACCACTTTAGTGTGTCTTCTGAAGCAGTTCTTTTAAGACGAGACAATTGGTCTTTAGCATCTAATTTAGCAAAGAATGCTGAAGCCAATAGTTCTTCATATGTGACATCTTTCTTTGACGGATCAAAGTAGATACAAGAGAAAGATAAAATAACAGAGTTAGACTCTACACCAAGAGTCTCAATATCAAACATAAACATTATTTAATTCCTAGGTGCTTACGTACAATTTTATCCTTAATCATATCTGGGATAGACAACCAAGGTTCTTCTAATACGAATGGGCAACCTTCTTTACCCCAAGCATTATTTTTAAGATATTTAGTAACAATATTCATATGTTTATTGTCGTTAATATCAAATACAACTCTAGGTTTAGTAGTTAAAATCATATAGTCCTTATAGTTTAATAGTTTCACCGGTAAATAAATCTACAACTTCTTCATCACCAAATGCTGCACGCATTTCGAATTTTTCTTCATCTGAGTAACCATATTTTTGGCGGCGGGCAATGTATTGATCAAGTGCTGCTAGTGATTCTGTTTTACGAGCATTCATACTTAAGATAACATTCTCTTGATCAATAAACCCAGCAATTAAGAATTCAGTTAACTTGTCATCAAATGGTACTTGATCATTTGAATCCCATCTAACAATTCCATTACCATCAACATAAAAATTTGCAGTCATAATTTAGTTCCTACTCAATAATTTATTTAATAAAGTTATTATATCAAAAGACTTAATTAATGTAAACAAAAGTTTTATACTATATCATAAAATTTATCTAAAGTACCTTCAAAAATTCGATGATTCTTTTTAGAACCACCTACCTTAATAGAATTCCAATGTCCATTACCATTATGCTTACTGGTAAGTTTTATGATAACATCAGAAGTCTTAGATTTTAAGATCATCCCAATTTTGTATTTCATTATTACCAACTAGCTCCTGTACCACCATCATCTGCATAAACTTCTTCTAGTGTGACTGGAGCTGTTATTAATTTAAGACCTTGGTTTGTCATGATATAATTTTCATCTGTGTAAGGATTATATTGATAATCACCAACATTTGTGCCAATATGTTTCTCGGATTTAAACATATTTAACCATTTTTGTCTCCATAATTCCTTTTCACCAGGAAATAACTCTTTAGTCAATGGCCATTTGTTTAATTCTTTAATTTTTCTAGTAATATCTAAGAGATCTATACGAGCTTTATATGTACCAATAAACACACCTGTAATGGGCAAAAAAGAATCTTCAGCAGCATGATCAAGTATCTGTACACTAGAAATTTCTATAAAGTCATGAGCATACATACCAAACAGATGAATTTTTTTATCCACATAATCGTCATATTCCTGAATAGTACCAGCAATAACAAATTTAGCTTTAACTGTCCTAGCCATTAGTATCTCCAAAATGACCTGATTCTATAATCATAAGTTGCTGTTCAGTGAATGGTTTAAAACACAAGTCATAATAAGAATTTAAATATTTCACAGGATAAAATTTCATCCCTTGTTTTTCAATGACTGATGGTACTATATCAATAGTTGACCCCTTACCTTTAAGTCTTAAATCATACACATTCTGTAAATGATACTGCTTATCTTTTGTTTGAAACATAACTGTCATCGTTTCAAATGTTCTTTCTTGTTCTAAATTTCTAAAGAAAGGTCTGTCGATGTCGAAAGTAATTGGTATCATTTAATTAGCTCTGAGCTGTCTGCTTCAGTTTTATCTTCGCGTAACTCAATAAAGATTGGTAAAAATAATGATTCTTCCCCCTGCTTGTTCTTAATACGGGCATTGTATTTTACCGCTATAACTTTTCCAAGTATCGTAGTAGTGTTTAAGTTTATCCGGTCTTCGTCTGTTAGACCTGACCCAACGGAGACCTTCAAGATGCCGTCTGAGGACTCTACGAGAAGTGCCCCTAGTTTGCCTTGGTATTTTCCTGCACCCTCTTCCAAGCCAACGATTTTTAAGTCGCATTCTAGTTCACCCTTATACTTAATTTGTGATTTGCTACGTTTATTTTCCCAGATACCTTCTACATCTTTAAGAATAATACCTTCTTCACCATCTGCAAAATATTTGGCAAATAAATCATTGGCTTCATCTGCATTATTAACTATGTTATTAGGAACAACTTTAACCTTGTCACTAGTAAGTTTAGATACTTGAACAGTAAGATATGAAAAGCGCTCTTGATATTTACGGTCATAATATCCTTCCATAAAGTATTCGTATGGGATAGCATCCCATACTGTGGCATTAACTAGTGATGCTTCATCTTCCTTAATAGTACCCTTTGATGCTTTATTAAGAATACCATTACCTGTTTGACGATCTAGGATTTGCCCATTTTGTTTTACAAGTAATTCACCATCAAAAACCATGTCAATGTTACCTGCCATAGTTTTGAATTCATCATCAAGGAAACCTAAAATGTTAATTTCCTTGCCATTACGTGAACGATATTCTACTTCACCTGATCGAACAATAGCGTTAAATCGCATACCATCCATTTTAAGTTGTACATATGCTGGGAATGGGATTTTATTAACTAACTTTTCTTCGTAACCAGAACATAACATACATGGATATTCATGGATAAGTCCAGGCCAAATTTCATTAACTGTTGACGTAGAAACACCACATTTAAGATCCTTGGCAATAATTCGTTCGATAACCTTAGCTGATTCTGGTGGTAGGTTACACAGAATTGAACGCAAGTGTTCGATGCCTTTATTACCAGTATATGTTCTACTAGATAGATATCCTAATTGATCTAATGCTTCACCAAGACTGATATTAACATTTTCAATTTGTTTATACTGTGGAATTTTACGGATGTAAAATTGTGTGAATGGGTCTAGAGCAAGTTTGATAACACGTTTAAGTAACTCATTATCTACTTGTTTTTTAAGATAATCAATCTTAAATAGTCTAGAATTATTTGCTGCTAGGTCTTCAAATATTTGATTAACGTGCATATACATATACATCCATTTTAACTGCATGACGAAGTGGTAGAGATTGATTGTAAACCCAAGGTAATGCACCATCTGCCTTAGCATTAGATACACGTGGGCCACGAGCTTGACATTTAACATAATATGAACTGCCATCTGAAGCATTCATATATTTAATTGATCGACGTAGAATAGCCAATTGTTGCATATCTGTTGCAGATAATGGATCTACTGTCATAACATAACTAGTTGATAGACGTTTTTTCATTAAACTGTCTCCCCAACTGAAGGGATTTGACGATTCAACGTACGGATTTTAGAAATGGCTTTTGAAATTTGGGTTTCACAATAGTATTTCATACCTTCGGCTATACCTTCTTGTTTCATAGTATCTTGCCAGAAGATTACTTCTTTAACTAAATCATTCTTACGGATTACCTTTTTGGCATGTTCTACTGGCCATAACATTTTATTACCAGTAACCATTGTGATCATAACTTTATTCATAATTTAGTTCCTTCTCATTAATTTATTTAATAAAGTCATTATACCATATTATTTAATTAATGTAAACAACTATTTTATTGATCACAATCACTAAATGCTTGAAACCATCTTTGGTGGCATGCTTTATCATCTGAATCGCAAGGACATTCGGCAATCTTGTCTGCGTATATATGTTTCTCAACTAATTTTTCTTTAGTTGGATCTATTGATGGTACTTCTTTTAATAATTCTGGCATGATTATTCCTTTTGAGAATTTTGTTGTGGTTTTTGACCAATCATGTATTTATAAAAACGACATTGCCATTCAAACCTTTTGGGTTCGTGATCAGGGTGAGCTAAGTTATCACCAAAGAATTCACATAACTCATCCCAGATCTTTTCTGCATTATCCATTAAATGGCTTTACCTTGCAATTTATACCATGCTTCTTTAATACCAATAGCATCTTCAAGAGCATTATGAGGTAAACTAGACTCTACACCCATACGTCTTTGGATTTGCATTGTAATATTGTTACCAAGTTCCATCATTTCACCAGGTGCAGTAATTACTTGTTCACAGAAGTATTTGATATCATCTGGCCAGTCAGCAATAACTTCAATAGAATTATATTTCTTTAGATAGTTATATAGACGATGTTCAAACTGTTCTTTAGTAATAGGTTCTTTTAATAAAATAGGAAGAACATTCTGTGTTACCCATGGATGACACTTTGATTCATCAAACTCAATAACTTCATAGAAATAGGTATCATTTTCATCAATCAATGCCATTGAAATAAGATCACCTTGAAAACTGGTGAATTCACAATCTAAAAATAGTTTCATTTATTATCCTTAACCTTTGAAGGTTTCTCTGGTCTTTCTTTACAGTAATCACAATCTTTTAGAGGACAGGTAAATTCCAACCACTCGTCACACTGTTCACAATAAAATGTGTCATATTTAGTATTATATTTAACTTCACTAAAACAACCAGGACAAACTTTCATTTTTAATCCCATAATGCTCTAAAGTATTTGCCAAATAAGCGAGTACCATTAGTAATACGTGTTTCATTGGCAAAATATGAATCTTTATCCCATTCACCTAAAAAGTATTTAGTATCATAGTCATCATCACAAATTTGTTCAAATGCCCATATCATTTCGCCGAGAACCCAATCCCAACGGCGATGGATTAAATCTTCTGAATCTTCAATAATTCGATGAGTATTGTTTGGGTGTTTCTTAGTTTTAGTTTTCTTATTGTATTGCAATTCTGCAGGTACATCTTCATCTTCTACATTTGGACTACCATGTTTAGTAGCTTTCAATTGCTTTAACATAGGAAGGATAATAGGAGCTAATGTTGAGTCCATTCCCCACGTATCCCATTTATCAATCTTAACATATTCAATTTTACGATTGAAAAAATTTGCAATCTTTAACCATACTTCACAAGTTTTTGTTAACCATTCTGGTGGTTCTTTTTCATGTGCGTCATAGTCTTTCTTCCAGAAGAAGAACTTTTCCTTAACTGTATAAGGACTGACCCAGTTATAACGTGGTTTATTTAGATAAATTTTCATGATATTACCCTACATTTAGATTTAGTTCCATCAAACCAACATAAATTCTTTTTAGCTTCTTTTTCTGTAGAAAATGTATCAGTTACCCATTCATAAGTATTCATTGATGCTGGAACCCATGACCAACGGAATAACCAATGTTTCTGTTGGATAACATACATAATTTTACCATCAGGTTTAGTAACTTCTACAATACGAGCTTTCATTATAGATCTTCCCGACACATCCATCCAAGGACTAATAGATATGTAGCACGAGCATATTCATCTAACCATACACCATAGTATGCAGAATATCCAAGTAAGACTAATGATATAATTTTGCCAGCTAAATTAAAAATATTTCTAAACATTTTAATTACCTCTTTTCAGTAGTTTTTCACGACATAGTTTTCTTACTTCTTGTGGAAAGTCAGGACTAATCTCAACTAACCTACAATCATACTGTACTGATACCATTGGGTTTCTGTCTTTTAAGTCTACTAGATTTATAGTAGCAATAATGATGAAGACACCACAAGTAAATGCAACTAACATTGCAACAAAATCTTTAATAAATCCCATTATCTAAACATTCTATTCATTCTAATTAATTCATTTTTATATAAACGTGATGCTGCTGTTTGTGCAGCTTCTAAGTCGATATATCGATTACGCATAACCAATTCGCAAGTCTTTTCTTCTTGCGTATATAGTTCATATATTCCGTCGTTAAATTTAACGATAGCGTAAATCGATTGGTCTTTATGATAACCGTACCACGTAAAGTCTGATATCGACATTCTTTTTATCCATCCAAATGCACTTAACTCTTCTATCTCTTGGTCTGTAAATAATGGTTGCATAATAATCTCAGGACTTTCAACTGGTTTAAAGTATTGTAACATTTTTCCAAACATCATTCACCACCTTCTTCAACATCAATAACTTGATGTACAACAATATACCCTTCTGAATGTCGCATATCATCTATTTCATCCTGAGCATCAATCCAGGAATGAAATGGCCCAGACCTATATCTTAACTCACCATAAGCTTTAATAGAATCTGGGTGTGTATACTTACGAACAACATAATATAAAGGTAATTTCATTAACCTCTCCGCATTTTGGCAATATCAATAGCATCTTCTGCTTTGAAAATTGGTACTGCATTAGATTTATGTAGTTGTCCAATGCCAATCATAGAGTCACCTGTATATTGTGGTGACTCTTTTTTTACAGCGGTGCCGTAGCCACTATCCAAGCTAGGTATATGGCTAGTGCTAGAACCGTCACGAATAACCCTGACAGAAGTAGGTCGTGTAGAAATTGTCTTTTTAGTTTCTTTAACATCATATTTTTTAAGAATATCTTCCCATGAAGCTTTTAATGCACGTTGTTTGGCATTAGGTTTACGTTGTTTACGTTTTGGAATATGTGGATGAATGATCATATTACCACTCTTTCTTTCCACCAAATTGTTCATTATCATCATAACCAGCATGATATGCATCAATTTCAGCATCTGTCATGCCAGCCATCATAACTAAATCTGATTGATGTGTATCACCTACAAAGTAATGTGGTACACGACCGCGGCCATAATAAGAATCAGCTGAACCGCGGTCCCATGGACCACCGTGACGTTTATCATATACTGTTGACATAATGTACTCCTTTTATTAATTTATAGGTACATTATATCACCTAATTTAATTAATGTAAACAACTATTTTTAAATTTTAAATGCCGCATCGTTAGCTTGAGCAATAACAATACCAGAACCAAAGATACGTTCAAATTCATCTTTTAGATCTTTTTGGGGATCACCAACACCTAAAATAGATGTATTATATAATGTAATTTTACCTTCAGAATATGGCATAAAAGGAGCAAACCCAACAGTCATAGTTCCATCTTCTTTAGGACGGTAAACCAAAGTTACGGGATCAGCAATAATTTTAGAAGTATCATCTTGTCCAAGAAGATCAGCAATAATTTCTTCACCACTTACAAATTTAATTAATACAATATTAGCCATATACGTCTTTCTCTACTATAAATTCAATAAAAATGTCCGCATCAAGTGCATCTTTAAAATATCGGACTTGTGTTTTTGTTTCATCTTCCATGTGATGAGCAATAAGAAGGAATGAACCGCCAAACTCTGACAGTTTCAGAAGATAGTTACCGCGTCTTAATGTGGGAAATGAGATAATTTTCATAATATAAGAAGGGGCCAAAGCCCCATTCACTATTCTGTTAACAGTTCTTGTTTAGGAGTAGATACAGTTGGAATAACTCCATCAATTGGAATTTTCTTAGGTAATTTATGTTCAGGGATAATACGTTCTAGTGAGATGGTTAGTACACCATTCAATACACTAGCACCCTTAACTTGAACATCTTCACCTAATCCAAATGTACGAGTAAAATCTCTAGTTGCTAAACCTTGATGGGTATATTCAACAGTTTCATCAACTGTTTTCTTTTTACCCTTAACTGTTAGTTTATCTTGAACTAATTCAATATCCAACTCATGGTCAGCAAAACCAGCAACAGCAATTTCGATAGCACTATGAGTGTCATCTACTTTATAGATATTGTATGGTGGATAACCTGATGAGTTTTTGTTTGCTGCTTCAGCAATTGAATTCATTCGGTCAAGTAAATCATCATAACCAATAAAGAATTTATCGAAGTCCTTGAACCCTGGACCAAAGGTAACTCTGTTGAAATTTGTCATTTCATTCTCCTTAAAATTAAGCAAGATTAATAAATTAGATACCCCGAAGGCATATCCAATTATATTTATAAAGCTAGGTTATTCTGTTACGAGGAAACCTAGCAAAACCCTAAGCAGCAACTAGGCTGCTAATGCGAATACTTCATCGTTTGCGATTAGATTCAATTTAACTTTAACGTGTTATTTCCACGATTCTCCAGTAGTCTTTTGACCTCAATCGATTCCAGTTCACCCACACTAAAGATACTTTTTCAAATACCCTTAGTGTAGATGGCGGGAATTGAACCCGCGTCTTGAACTCATACCTCTACCTTCAACGAATTTTTTTGTGTCTTACCCTTAACAAACCCAAACGGTATATCTAAATTCTTATCTAACTTTATATTAGATATACCATCAGTTATCCACATAAATCTTTTACCATATTGAGAATTCTTTTCACCTTGTTGATGATTAGACTCTTTCATAGTATCTTTCATTTTTTGAATTGCATCATCAGTTTTTGATAATCTAATAACTTTTTTATGATGTTCTGGATCATTAAATGAACCCTTTCTACCCGCTTTATTTTGCAAACTAACTCGTTTAGCCCATGCTTCTGCAAACACTAAATCAGATTTCATTTTCTCTGAAAATGATTTTCCACCATATTGTCCTAGACCACCTATTGCTAGATTATACGTATCATCTCTTTTAATAAAATCTATATTTACAAGTTCTTTTTCTTTATCATACATCTCATCTTCTGATAAAAACTCTTGTAATATTTCTTTCTTAAAATTGTCAATACCATATTTTTCTATAGCATCTTTAACAACTTGTCCAGAACCCATATAACCGTCATTTAGATTGCTAGTTTTATGAACTCCAATATAAATTTTATTATTAATTAGATTAGTTATTTTATAAATGTAATAATGCATAGTTTCTCCTATACATATATTTATAAAAATAATACTCTCACCCAATCGAAACCTGGCCATCTCCACCAAAAGCATACTACCCAATTTATCGATATGGTGCTCATTGAAGAGCTATAATATGCTTTTGGTGGAGATGGGCGGAATCGAACCGCCGTCTTGAATGCCTTACTTTAGAGTTTACGTCGTTCTTATTCTGTTACTGCTTCTGATGCAGGTTGGAATGCTTCTTTAGCAATACGAACTGCTGCATTTAGATTTGTTGCAACAAACAAACCATTCTCTGTTGAAATGATAAAACCACCATTTGCTGCTGTAATTGTTACGTTAGAACCTGGATTCATAATTATTCACTTTCCTTATTTACTTCATTTTCAAATTCCTTTAAAGCTTCATTAATTGGCTTTAAAGGGTACTTATTTAGCCGTTGCTGTTTAGAATCTAAAAAGTTTCTCGATTTAGAAATATCTTTAGCTCTGCCAGCAGCTGCTAAAATTAGATCGTACACACTAAGACCTTCTTTTTCCTGAAGTTTCTCTGCTGTACCCCATACATCAATATTTAAATGTTCTGGTTGTTTCATAATATTCCAATATTTTAATTAATAAGATTATTATATCATAATTATTAATTAATGTAAATATATTGAGGTTTTATACAGGTGATCCTCTTCCTGCTTAACGGTCCTAAGGTTAAGACCTACCACCGACATGACAACACTGACTCTAAAGACCAGATGTGAGAGGTTGGTGGGTGTTGTAAATTTATTTATAAAATAAAAAGGGTCCCGGAGGACCCTATACCCATCCCGAACAGGTATTATTTATTCATCACATACATCGTGACTTCAAACCCAAAACGCATTTCTGTAGCTGCTGGTTTAGTCCACATATTATTTCTCCTTAATTAAGATAATGTAGAATTTTCCTACATAATTATATATAAAATATAGTTAAAAATTCACTAATTAAAATTATTAAAAAGAAATAATTAACTAATTATGTTTTAGAAATTTCTTGTGCTTGAGGTTGTGCTTGTTCAATAGCTGTTAACTGTGCATCACCTTGTTGTTTGATTTTACCAATCAAAGCTGCAATTTCATCAAATGGGTGTTTACCTAGTGAACGCAAAATTGCATTAACTTCATTCACACTCAATTCTAATTTAATTACTGGTTCCATATTATTCTCCATTATTTAAGTTGCGTTTAACTCCACCGATGTTATATTTCGGCACAAGTTCCCACTCTGCTTTCTCTTTAAATGAAACTACTTTAATTTGAGAAAGAGAAGCTTTTGGTTCTGCTTTAGTTTTATCTAAAATCTTAAGCAAACCCCAATCCTGTAAGAGTTCTGCAATAACATTGCGTCTCTCAATATCAGACATACTGATATCAGACTCTTTGCCATCTAAAGCAAATAGTTCTTTGAAGTGTACAATAAAGTACCTTCCTTGTTTATGTAAAATGTGGCATGACTGAAACAGCTTCTTATCTTTTTTTGAAGCAATGCCGATGCGTGTTAAAGTTTCTCTAACCTTTAGAAAATTATCTGGTTCGATCAAATCAACTTCAAGCATGGCATCTGGAGTCCAGTCATAGTAAATCATACTAATGGTCATGACAAAATCACCTTCTATTATTATTGTTTTTTATTTATAATTTTATGGATTTCGTCCACCAGTTTCAAATTTAGTTCTTAATTCCTGAATAAGTTCTGGTGGTAACATATCTATAATCTCATAAGCTTTTTGCTCCGAGTATTTATAATACTTACATACCAGTTTTATATCTTCAGACTGTGCATCTTTCTTGTGCCATTTACTGAATCTTTTCTTTTGTTTAATAGCAAGTCTAAGAAAATCAAACTGCCACTGTTTTGATATTCCGTGATTGCGATTCATTTCATTAGCATAAAGAATAGTATCAGGAAAATAAGATAACCCACGATTAATCATAAATGAAGAATAATCTTTTTCTGCTTGAGGGTCTTCAAACAAATTCTGTTTATTATCATTAATTGCATTCAAAAAATCAAATGGTGACATTATAAATCAACTTCTTTCAAATTATCAGCAGAAGCATTAAATGACATATTAGGGTATTTCTTAGTTAATATGTCAATTATTTCATCTTTTGAACTACCTTGAGCAAGGAACTCACCAGTCTTTGCATTATATACATAACATTGAGATCCTTCACGAGTAATTTCAACATTAATTCTATTAGGTTTAGTATGTTCTTGTGCTTCAAGAGAAGATAACATTTTATGTGCTCTATATGTTACCCAGTACTTAAGGCAATTCCAACCAACAATAAACCCACAAATAAAGATTAAAAATTCCATATGGCCTACTTGAACTTACACTGAGCCATAATTTCAGTTAATGCGGCCATTAGATTTAACTCTTGGTCCGCAACAAAAGCCGCCTTATATTGATAATCTGCCAAGATAAGAATGAGTTGTGGAATACTTTGTGCTTCAAGATTATTGTAGGAAGTATCATATAACTGCCTGAAAATACTTACTGTTTCAGAGTCGCCATTCTTTGCAACCCATTTACGAACTTCAGTAAAGTTCTTTTCGGATAGGTTCTTTACCAACTCTTTGAATGAATCCTCAGTAAGATTTAATAAAATACCAGAGTCAATCTTACCTGATACTGAATAACGTTGTAGTTCATTTAATACACGGCGCCAGTCAGGGAAGTGTTTAGTGATTAGTTCACCAACAACTTTAGGGTCAAATTCAACACCCTCTTGATTTAGGATATTAATAACACGTTTATAGAAGGCTGCTGCTAGTGCAGGTTTTTCTGAGTTATCAATCTTAAATTCAACAACTGCACATCGTGAATGTAAAGGTTCAATGATTCGGTTTTTATAATTACAGGTAAAGATGAACCGACAATTATTACTAAACTCTTCGATGAAGGAGCGTAGAGCTGGCTGAACCGATTGTGCGTTCATATAATCAGCCTCATCAATGATAACCATTTTCTTAGCGTCTGTTAGCGACACCGTAGACGCAAAGGATTTAATCGCTGTGCGTAGAATATCAATTGATCTACCTTCATCGGATCCGTTAATGAATAGATATTCTGCACCTACTTCATTACACAAAGCCTTGGCTACTGTTGTTTTACCAACACCCGCAGAACCACATAAAAGAAAAGTAGGTAATTCACCTTGTTTAATGTAGTCCTTAAATGTTTGTTTAATTGAAGCAGGTAGAATACATTCATCTATAGTCTGTGGGCGGTATTTTTCCACAAATAAGAATTCATTCTGTTTTGTTGTTAGTGTCATAATATAGTATTTTTCAATTAAAAGTCAAAAGTTGATGCAGCTTCAACAGCAATGTAGAACATGTTTTCTTTGGATGTGAAACGTGAGATACATTTACGAGCAGAACCTTCACCAATTAATGCCAAGTCAACTTGATAGTCTGCTGGGATTAATTTAAAGTGTTCAACCTTAAGAATTGCATTAAATGTTTTATCTGTTGTTGCAATTGAAGTACTATATGATGTACTTGTTGCATTGTTAACTTCACCAACATTAACACTTAGAGTTGAACCGTCACCACTAAAGTGAATACAAGATACATTCAACACTGACGCCGCACGACGAATAGAGTTGATTACATCTGCAGTAAGTGTAAACGTGATTACTGGTGCAGGGAAAGCAATATCTTTAACTGGATAAACAAGGACTTCCTTGTTTGCAGCAAAATATTTAATACTTGACTTGCCTTCATTGATTGTGACAAACTTCTCAGAGAAGTTTAAGTCAGGGTCCGTAAATAATGAAAGTACGCCTAGGAATTCATTAAGATCATAGATACCAAAACCTTCACCAACACCTAGTTCTTCTTCAATAGTAGTTTGACCTAGTAATGATTTACTAGGGTTAACAGTTTTAAGAATTTTGCCAGATGTTAATAGAATATTACTATTAATCTCTGAAAATGATTTTAATTTACTTAAGGTTTCTTTAGACAGTTTCATTAGATGTTTCCTTTAACATTTCTTGAAGTTTAATTTCTTCTTTTTTAGACATAACAAATTTGATGCCAGCTTTTTTAATTAAAGCATCAAGTAATGGGTATGATTTTGCTTGATATTTAGATACCATTTCACCCATACGTAACTGATAAGCAATTTCACGTCCATTACGTTTCATAATAGGATCTTTACCAACTACTTCACCAGTATGAATGTTAGTTGTTGCTGACCAATCACCTGATGGTTCTTTTTTTGCTAGTTTTCGCCAAAGTTTCATAATATATCCTTTTTGATTTGAAATAACATTATAATATAAGATTGAATTAATGTAAAATTACTTACGTTTATATTTTGCTGCAAGATACTTATTAAATTCTTCTACTAAACGATTGTGTTCATCAAGAGAACATTCTAAAACCCATTCGCGGATTTCATCCTCTTGTTCTTTACCAGTACCTACAGCATTATGATACCCAAGAACGGTTTCGTCAATATAAAGACATGATGAAGAATGTTTACGAACTACACGTTCAATTGAGAATACACGCATAGATTCCCAATCAATAGCAACATTAGCTTTCAAGCTGCGATCATACCATCCATAAAAATTAGCGCTTTTAGCTTGAGTTTCTTGAATTTCTTTTAGTTCTTCGCGTTCTTCTTTAGTCATTTTATACCCATTATCATTTTTAAATAAAAACATTACTTTTCTCCTTCAAGGATTTTATGAACTGTTGGATTATTAATTGCATCAATTGCTTCATGATTTAATGGTTCTGGTTTCTGTTCATCTAAGTCTACCATAAACATTAAACAACAAATAGCATGAGCCATATGATTGATGCCAGTTTCAGGATCATTCATTTCACCCATCTTGTATGCCCACATATGTCTTTGTGCTGCATCAAAATATCTACGATGCGCTTCTGGTACATATTTCCAATTATCTGGTTCATATTTTTCTGCACCAAACATTAATACCTTTACAACTTCCTGTAAAGCTAGTGGAGGTAATAAACCGTATTGTAACTTATTACCATCAAATTTTCGCCCACCTGTAAAATTTGGGTCTTGTGATTCTTTTAATTTGTCTTTACTCAAGAGTCCTTGCTCCTCTAATGCTTTAATTAAAGCTTTTTCTTTTCTTGCAATATACTCTGGATTTGGTGCATAAAGTGCAGCCATATATTTGCGTGCATATTCTTCAACATTAAAATTCGGAAACATCTTTTTATTAAATAATTTCATATAGAAGAAAGGGGGCATTGCACCCCCTCATTTGACTTACTTTAGATTAAAACAACGCAGCGCCAGATAGTGCATATGCTGCAGCTACCATAGCTTTAGAAGGACGGCCTAAACGATACTTAGTAGTTTCTGTACCATTCCACAATGTTGCCTTGTTAGCATAAACTGCATAACCTTTAAGGCGTAATTGACGAACTACTTCTTGTGGATTACCAGCACCAAATTTACCAGCAATTTCTGCTGCAGTTACTGTGTTACCCTTTAACAAATGACGAAGTACTTTTGCTGTTTGACTCATATAAATCTCCTATTGTCGCTTTCAAATAATGATATAGTACGGCCGCGACTTACCTTACCTATCAATTTAAAATAATATTATATCAAATAATTCAATTAATGTAAAGTGTTTTCTAATAAATTATATTTGCTTACTACTTCTTTAAACATATCAGAAAATTTATCCAGATTTAGTTTAGCATCTACATCACCATTGCGGAATGCTTCTAGATCATCTTCTGTTGGAATTGGTAGGTGATATACAGATTTAGAAACTTTATTATCTGGATCAATTAACCAATTAGGATAACCATATTTTGGACCACCCTTATCACGTTCATATACCATAAGTTCGTGATATGATTTCATTGCTGTTAAAGTAATTTCATTAGATTTATGTTTAAATCGTTCCATAACATAGATAACATAATTCTTTTGGGTTTCATTTAGTTCAATAAAGTCAATCATTCGAAATGCTTTCTAAATTCTTCTACTGGAGTAGACATTTGATTTAAGATATGATCGTCTGACCATTCACCAATATCTGCAGTACCCTGTTCTTTAACAGCAAAGACATAAGGGAAATTACTATATTCTAATTGTAAAAGAATTTCATCTCTACCTGTATCTTCAAAGTCAAAGATATACATTTCAACTTTATGTAGTTTCATGACAGTCCTTAATCTTACGAAGTAACTCAACGCGTTCCATGTCCCAACCTTTTTGTTTGGTTGCCATAACCGTATTTGCAATGCGATCACATTGAGCAGCATGATTAAGTTGAACTTCAATCATACCATCAATCAATTCAATTTCACGAGTAGTTAATTTCATTTTGATTTACTTTCCTCAATTGCAGTTTCAAGTTTAATTTCAAACTCACGATCTAGACTAAAACGTCCAATCTGATACATAGTCCAAACAAATAGTAGACCATCCCAGTTGGCAAGAGGATTACCCTCCCGCACCCAACTTAGTGTAATGTTTAGAGCAAGTAATGATAAAAAGATCATGTGCCACTGGTTAATTTTCTTAAATGTAATATTAATCATCTTAGAATTCAATCTCTACTAGTTCAGGTTCTTGTTCAACTGCAGCAGCTTCAGGTTCAGGATTAGATACCTTATCAAATAGATCCTCAAATGCTGCCTTAGTTGATTGATCAAACCGATTGCAACATAATTCAACTGCCTTAGTTTTATTTTTAAAGATACTGAATGCACGTACAATATGTGTCATACGACGAGTAGTAATTGTTTCATCAACACCACCATCTTCAAATGTACGACGGATTGCATCCGCCCATTTAACTAATGTATCAGCAAATTCTTCATCAAGACAACCATATGATCCCATTAGGTTCTTAATAATTTTTAACTCAACAGTTGCTGATGGATATTCTTGTTCAAATGTAACAGCAAAACGTTCCAAGAATGCTTCGTTAAGAACATTAGTACCAATGTAACGACCATCATCTGAACCTTTACCCTTGGTATTAGCAGTAGCAAAGATATTAAAACCAGGTGCAGGTACAATAGTTTCATTACTTAATTTGAAATAATATGGTTTACCTTCCAAGATTGGTTGTAAACATAATAAAGTATTAGCAGAACCAGCATCAATTTCATCTAGTAACAATGTAGAACCCGTACGCATAGCAATTAAGACTGGACCTTCAACAATTTCAACGTTACCGTTATTCAATGTTTTGGAACCAATCAATTGATCTTCATCTGACATCATGTTAAGGTTAACACGGATCAAATTCTTAGATTGTTTAGCACAAATTTGTTCAACCATAGTTGATTTACCATTACCAGTTGGACCAGTAATATAAGTTGGGTAAAAGATACCAGATTTAATAATCTGTTCTACATCTTTATGGTTACCAAAGGCTACATAATTTTTGTCTACATTTGGGATCAAGGTAGTTTCCTTAGATGGGAATGGAATAACTTCTGAAGCAGATTCAGATTTTGCATTAATTGCATATACACCACGTGACATACGGGTTACTGCATAGTCTGGGAACTTTTTAATACCTACTGCATTCATAGCATCATAGATGCCTTGCCGGGTTACTGTACCGTCCGGGTTCATTTCAAGTAATTTTTGTTCTAACATTTGATTTTTCATAATATAAAATTTCCTCACTTAATCAATTTATAGGTACATTATACCATATTAAGTAATTAATGTAAACACTTATTTGATCAATTTCAATAAATCTTCAATATCTGCTTCACTAAAGATATAAACTTTAGCCTTAGTAGTTACTGCACCAGCTTTATTGTCTTTTAACATAGTAAACTTAGACTTTGCTATGGTATGTTCATTAAGTTTTGGCACCTAAAGCTTGTTTGATTCTTTTCTTATAATCTTCCTCTGGAATAGATTCAAATGTTATCATATCAACTACTTCTTGAATAGTTAATAGACGTGAAGCAATAAACTCTTTAACATTATCATATGGGTATACAGACATAATTGCAGAACCATCAACTACTGGATTAATGCCAACGGCAGGTGAAACTGCAACAGTTGTAGACATTAGTGCTTTATAAGCTTCTATTGATGCCTGTGCTTTTCGTAATTCATCTGCATATTCATCGTAATACCACGTCTTACTTGTTGGTGCTGGTAATTCCATTTTATCTCCTATGCTACATAATCAATAAACTTGCTCAAGAGTACTCGAGAAGTTTTACGTTTGTTTAACATTTTACCAAATTGACGAGCAATTGATGCTGATGTACCAGAAGTTTTAATTTGGTCAATATTAACTTCTTCAATTTTATTTTGAAGTGGCACAACAAACAATTCGTCACGGCCAGTACCCTTTAAAGATGCATAACCTTTTTCCTTAAGTTCCTTACGCATACGTTCAATAGTAACTGAAACATTCATTGGTATTAGATAGTGATCACATAATACTCTGTGAAGTTTATCATAACCAGTGTTAGTTAAGTAGAAACCTAGTACAGTAGCATCAAAACGTTCCTTAATCATAGATAAGTATGCATTAGTAAATGTTTCTGCGTGGTATTTGTCAAGTTCATATGACTTACCAGTAACTTCATCTTGCAAGAAGTTCTTATAGGTTTTACCATATGATTCACCTTGATACCAATTTCTATTTTCTGGTTGTAGTGTTTCACCTTGACCATCTGTTAAAGTAATAAATGTTAATTTTTCTACATTATATTGTTTCTTGAATTTGCCAACGTAAGTTGTCATATAATCCAAAGCTTGATTTAATGGTGTTCCACTCAAACTAAAAATTGCTTTACCATAAGATTTAATATTAGAAACCATTAGATTGAATTCTGATGAAGTCATCTTGTGATTAAAGAATTCGAGTAATGCTAATGAACTATAATTAACATCTAGTCTAGATTCAGTTTCATCATATAACATTTGAGAATGGTTAAGATTTTTATAAGACTCTGTAGCATATGAATCAGTAAATGCCATAACTTGGAATGGAATTTGTGCTGAACGACAAAACATAGCAAGGTTGATCACTTGATCTAAAGTTTGATCAATACACCCAGACATAGAACCAGACCAGTCCAATAAGAAAATCATACCATGGTTCTTGCCAGTTTTAACTGATGAGATACGTTTAAATAAATCATCTTTAATTTGGTAAGCATAAATCTTACGCATATCCAACTGACCAGTTCTAGAGATTGTGGTACGTTTATAAGCAGTTGCTGCTTTTTTCATCTCAAATTCTTTGATCAGATAGTTAACCACTGGAACTGAATTAGTTTTTAAGTCAGTAACACGTTTTCTTTTCTCATCAGTCATTTCATAATAATCATAACCTTGATCTAATTTACGTTGTACTTGACTTCTAATAATTGAAGCAACTTGTTTATATGATACAAATGGATCAAATTCAAACTTACCAGTCTTTACATATCTATATTCTGTATTAGTATCTGCAAGTTCTTCCATTTTCTTTTGATATGCAGTTTCAGTTTTAGCTTCAAGAAGATCTTTTAATTCTTCTAAGGATTCAGAACCAATTGATGGTATGTTTGATGAACCTTCACCGTCATCATCTTCTTCTGAATCAGAAAGATTACCATTTACTGTAATTTGAATAGCACCAAATTTATCTTGTTCCTGCTCGGCTTTATCCATAGCTTCTTTAAGTTCATCTTTTGTATAGTCAAAGATTTCTTTAGCTAGTTCAATAACTTGTTGAATAGTTTCAGTACGTTCTGCACGGTCAACAAAAACTTTTTCTGCAGTATTAAATTTAACACCACAATTATAACCAACTTTAAAATATAGATTGATTTTATCAATTAAAAGCATATCAGTAAAGTCTTTTGATTTAACTTCAAAGAAGTCTTTATCATTAAGTTCTTTATAGCCAGTAATGAATGTTTTACGTATGCCTGGGTATTTACGTTTCATTAACTTTTCAATACGGACATCTTCAAGAATATTTAGATATCCTTGAAATGCTTGAGCATATTCTGAATTGATAAGATCATGAGATAGATATTCATCGGATGTATATAATGCATGGCCAACTTCATGGCCAACCAACATACCAATTAAATCTTGTGAAGCATCTTTCCAAATAGGTAAAGTTAATACC